GACTTAAGTTCGAATTCATTGATAACCGTGGTTACGTCTTGAACCAAGTCTTCAAACAAGTTCTTACTCTTATTAGTTGCTGCATCAGAAGATCCTAAGTAACAAGTAAAGCTACCTGTTACAGTACGCGTACCGGTTACGTGCTCTATTGGCTGGTTTACTCGTCCTAGCTCCTCTGGAGTTAAGAAAGTAATATTATTATTAATAGTAATATTACCTGCCGTAATAGCGACTGCATAGTTTGTTTCGTAAGTTACTGATGTATTATTTGATTTAAATGTTGCGTCAGGAGCAAGACTTAACTGCGTCAAACGATTTCGAATAAAGTTATCTGTAGTTGTCGTTCCTTCATCAATCGTGTGATGCCAGTTACTTGTACCTGTTCCAGAAGATACATAGAAAGAGTCTGAATCATTTGTATCAATCCAAATCTCGTTCGCAGCACTTGCAGAAGGTGCAGAGTCTTGAGCAGTAAATCCAGAAGCACTTGTAATATCTGTAATTTGACCAGCAAATCCAGACCAGTTAATAGTAGCAATACCATCAATCTCAAAGTCGACAGAAGCTTCATTAATTACGGCGTTTGATAGCTTGTAAACAAGTCGTCCTGCACTTCTGTCGCTTAATACAAAGTAAACATCAAAAGTTGAAAGAGATGATCTGTTTGAGTCAAAGAAGTTAATATCAAGATCAGTAGTATCACTTGTATAGGCTTCACTCGTTACAGTAAGTACTAAGCTAGTGGTACCTCCACCAATTGCTGCAGGAGCAATAGTAACAGTAGCTCCAGTATTAAAACCAATACCTCGGTCTGTAATAACAGAGGTTGCTACACCGCTTCCATTTACTGTTATAGTAAAAGTTGCAGATCCTGGAGTATTTGAACCATTACTTCCAATTGTTACATTTGTGCCAGGAACAGCAACTGTATAGGTTCCTGCACTTCTTCCAGCATCTGTTCCACCGCTAGTTGTAACGAATGAAGTGATAGCACCGCCATTTGCGCCATGCTTCCACTTGTATGCTGCAGCATCATAAACATTCTGGCTTCCCATGGCAACCCACAATACTTCTTCTACTGCGTGATGATTGTTTGCGGTAGAGTCTGCTCGACCCACACCGCTATTATAGGCAGTACCACCTGCCGCTTTAAAAGGTCTCATATAAGTAGAGAATGAAAATTCTGCAGCGGAAAGTGAGTCGGTAAACATTTTTCGTCCACGACGGCTTCGACCGCTTGCGTCTTCCATTTCATTCAGAGTTATTTCCGAAGCGTTTGTAGCTTGTGAAAAACTAAAACCGTCAAGGACAGGAACTGTCCATGCTCGGTTGTTTTGCACGAGATACATTCTACTGTCTCTACTAAAATGCAAAAATTCAGCCATAGTAATCTCCTACGCTCTCTTGAAAAGACTTGGACGTGAACGTCTGTTCGTGCCAGTATTTTCTAATATCGAACCTCTATAATCATCTCTCCGACGCCAAGAGGTTCAAGTACACCTTCATCAGTATCAATACTGATTATTGTGATCTGTTGTGTCGCATTCTTTGTAAACGTACTATCAAAGTAAGTTAGTCTAGAATTTTTTTCCAACACAGTTTCAACATCTTCAAGTAACGCTCCTAAAGCAACTTGAGCGTCTTCTTCATTTACATAGCAACGAACTGTTACTTGTAAAAATCTGTCCTTATACCCAGAGGTTTGATAATCTCTAGTTTCTGACCCAGCATTTAAATGTATTGCTGGAAACTCTTCCACCTCATCCCAAAACTTCATTCTTGGATGAACATTTTCTCCTACATTAGAGAGAAATGCTCCTGAACCATCTATAGTTTTTAAAGCAGTTGCTAATGCTTCCAAGATATTATGTCGTCTCGATGCATATGTTCTTGGATTTGCCATTAAACTCTCCTAGTATAGAATCTTCCTACTAACATTTGAGATGCAATTTCTCTAATTGATCCCTCTATTAAATCTCGTGGGTCTCTTTCTGAACTTGCAAATCGAGTACCGCTTGTACGTTCAAAAACAGAATATGGATTTTTCTCATATGAATATCCAATACTAGGAAATCCTTGCTTGGTGCTTGTTATATCCGTAACTCTTGCACTAGAAGCAAATCTTCCTGTTCTATTTACAAGTCTGGGTTCACCCATATTTTTTGCTACAGTTTGTGGTAGCTTTTGATTTATCAAAGCTACTAAATTTATAAAAGGTTTTTCTCCTCCATGTAATTTAGCTGGCTTACTTCTTTTTCTCGAAGCAGCTATAACTGGAGCTGCCATTGTAAATCTTTTTCCTTTTAAAGTAGATGAAGCTTTTTTCTTATTTGCTTTTGTTTGCCTTGGAATAGGTAACTTTATGTCTTCATCTAGTTTTATTACCACTCCTTTTATTTTCTGAAAAGGCTCTATTGCTTTTTTTATTGCTTTCTTTCTAGTTTTTTGCCTTGGAGTATCCGACCCTTCAAGGTCATAAAAGTCTGCAAAATTACTACTAATTATTTTTAATGCTCTAAAAAGTTGTTGCTGTAAAACTCGTTTTTTTGCTGCAGAAAGCCCTCCATATTTTTTATTAAAAGATTGTGACTCTAACGAGATAGTATGGCTATCTGTAGCACCATCTCTCATTATAGAAAGATCTACTCCAAGTTTATCCAGATCTCTTAATACTGCTGCTTCTCCTATACTATCTCCTGAGTCGTCTATAACAGAACCTGCAGCTGCTGTAAAAGCATCTGCGAGCATACTTTCAAATACACCTTCACCCTCTGCATGCCCTGCATTAAAAAATCGTCCAGGAGCTTTTAACTGATTTCCTCCTCGTGTTCTTATAACTCTGCTTCGTTCTCTATTTGTTTTTGGATTTACTTCTTTTGTACTTTTAAAATGTTCTTGTAAATCATCAAAATATTGTCTCAAAGAAGGACCATAAGTTGCCTTTACGCTTGCAAAAACATCATCTGGCGCTCCAAATTTACTTTTTATTCCTACAGAAGAGGTGAATACCATGGAGACACCTGTTGCTGATTCTTTGTAATACATCGCCATTTTTGAAAAAGGCTTCAATGTTGCTTTTAAGTTTGATAGCATCTTATCAGCAGCTCTTATCATAACTCCTTTATCATCTGATGTGACTTTGTATGCCCTACTTTCTAGTTCATAGATTGTTTGTTCTACTAAGTCATTTTTATCAAAGTTAAAAGGATGAGTTCTTTTATTTGCTTTTTCCTGCCTATAATCAGAACTGGTTTTTTCCATTTCAGCATCTAACTGTAATAGAAATGCAAATAAACTTGACTGACTCATTCTTAAAAATTCTTATACAAGTCTAAAACTCGCTTGATGTGATCAGGAAACGCAACACTATCTCTCATAGATGTAGTACCCTGGTTTTGAATACTTGCTCCTGCTAACACTTTTCTTTCTTTATGCTCGTCATGAAGATAATAACTTATCAAATCAAAAACGGCAAGTTTCAAATCTGCCGGAGTAGTTGCATACCCTGCGGTATAAACAATCTTTACTGCTCCTGGCCCTCTTTTCCAATTCGTGTAACCTGCTGAATTGGTACGAAAAACTGTATCTGTGGACTTATCTAAATAAAAGTCATTGTTTCCGGAAGTAAGAGATACATATGGACTTCCTTGATTCGGTCGCTCTGCAACACTTACTAAAGCATTGACAGGGCTTTCTGTTAACTGAACAATATAAGTATCCCAATTAATATTTAATACTTCTTCTTTATTCGTACTAAAGAAATCAATAATACTGTTTCCACAATAAGTTTTTACTAATTGACTCACAGAAGGTACCAAAGCTTCTAACCTCAAGTCATGCTTGGGGTTATTTATGCCTTCGGCATCTTTGTAGTCAGCTATAGTTGTTAAATCTGCCATAAGTAAATTAGTAAAAACTGGGGGAGGAAGGCCTCCCCCGCGTTTCTAGGATAAATCCGTAGTATTACGCTACAGAATCTATCTTGATTGAAGGTTGGTCGGCTGACGCGCCTGCTACAAGCTCTTCGAAACCGAGAGACTGAGTAGCAACGATTACACGTCGCTGATTCATTACTTCGTAATCCTGCTCTACGGTTACACCGCGGAGACGAGGAACAACATAGTTGCGTGCGTAAACAGCAAAAGCTACAGGAACACCTGCGCCTTCTGCGGCAAACTCTTCGGATACGATTACTGGAGAACCAAATACCGCTCCGATGGTACCAACAACTCGGATTGCCAAGTCGCTTCCAACTTCATCAAGAGTTTGGAAGGCAGAATCACTTAACAAGTCATAATACATATTAGGACTTACAATATAAGTGATGTCTGAAGGATTTAGGCCGTACTTACCCATTTCCTTACGTGCTGCAAGAAGTTGGGCAGCGGTCATCGTAGCAAAGTTGCCAGAAGCAACAGAACCGCCGTCGATGTCGTGCTTGGCTGTAGCAATTGCTGCTACGCCGTCAAGGCCAGAAATGCTGCCGCCACCGTTAAGGATAGCGCCTTCTACTGCACGACCGTGTGCACGTGCTACACCTTCAACAAGCATAGGCATCAAGTTGATAAGTACTTGCTCGTCAACTTCGTTGTCCATAAAGGTGCTAGAAATCAAACGATAAGCATTCAAGATAACTTGCTTAGGCTTGTAGGTGCTGTCTGATGCGCCACGATTCTCCAAGTTGCCAGAAGTAGCATTCGTTGCGAATACTGCAGGCTCAACATCAACTGAGATGGGGAGAACTGTAGACTTACCATTTACAGGAATTTCACGGAACAGACGAGCTACTTTGAGTTCGTTCTGAATTTCTTTTTCAATCAAAGAAGATACTTCTTGATCGATATCTGCTGCGTTTGAAGCATAGTCGATACCAGCTTTCTCTTGAATGTCACGAGCAAAGTCAGTATCCCAACCTTTCTGTGTCATTACACCCAACATGTGGGCGTTCAAGAAATCTTTACCGAAGGTGCTGATTTCAGACTTAGAAGAGCGATCAGCGAATACACGCTTAGACTCACGCATCTTAGTGATTTCGTCAGTCTTTTCTTCAAGCTCTTTCTTGTACTTCTGAAGCGTTTCTTCCATATCAGCGCCACGCTTCGTAAGTTGCTCTTGAACGTCAGCCATAAGCCTTTCAGTACCTGATTCAACACCAGATACAACAGCTTGCTTAACTTCTTCTTCTTGAGCCGCTTTTTGCTCAGCCTCTAATTGAGCCTGTGCTTCAGCTTCTTGTGCTGCCTTTTCTTCTGCAGCTTTTGTCTCGGCTTGTTTCATTGCAATTTTAGCAGCAGTCTCTTCTGCCACCTTCTTAGCAAATGCTTCCAAGTCGATTTCGGGAGTTTTTACTTCTTCCGACATTTTGATCTCCTTTTGGGCGTTAACCCCGTCCGGTGTTTCACTAGCTACATTAGAAGATTTATCTTCATCCTTAGCCAGAGACTGACCGGCTAGATCTACACGATTGGTGAAAGTTTTCTTGAAATCTTCATACTCTGATTCAGAGTCAAAAGACTTCGCCAGAGAGAAAGTAGCTGCTTGATTGCAAGGTACGGATACAACCGAAACTTCAAACAACTCAGCGTCCTTTATCTTATATCCGTCAGTTTCCGATAGGTAATCAGCATCCTTGACTCGGAAACCAACAGAAAAGGCTCCAAGGACACCGTCTTTGACTAAATCACACACGCTTTCGGGTGCGGACTTACTAATCTTCGCTTCAAGCTCTAAACCATTTGGAGTTACCTTGAGCCCTGTGGCTCTTCCAATTGGCTTGTTATAGTCATGATTAAAAAGAATGATAGGATTATTTTCGAAATTTTTCAAGCCACCTTTTGCCCAAGCGTCTGGAGAAATAGTATCTCCGGCACGGTCAAAATCGTTTGTGCTTGCCATGCCACGAATTATGACACTTCCGTCTTCAACGGTTTGCGACTTAAAAGTAGAAGTTAGATTAAAAATCTTATTCATTATACTTCCTTTTTTCC